TTCGTTTGCTTTTTGTAGGGAATCCAAAGACTCGGAGAATTTTGAAAGCTCCTCAATGATTCCGCTATATTTTTGGATAGCAGCGGTGTCAACATTTGATGGAAGTTTATCTGCAAGAGTATCCGAGAATGTTGTAAGAGCAGTAACTATATTTCCGGCGATTTTATCCATCGATAGAGTTTTGGCTTTTCCATTTTCCATAACGGGTTTCCCTTCGGCATCCATTATTGGTATAGAATTATCTTCTCCAAATTCTGCAAAAACTTTAAGAGTATCAGCAAATTGCATAACTGCTCCAAGAATACCATGTCTTCCAATAAGAGCTTTGGACATCTTTTGCATTCTTCTCGTCTGTCTTCCGGATATACCGGCTTCTTCGCCATCCCCGAATTCACTTTCGGATTTAGAGAATAATTGTTCAGAAAAATAAAGGAATGTTCCGATTATATTATCAACAACGGTTGTAGCTTTAACCTTCTTTCTTATCTCATTCCCCTTATCATCATATTCTACATATCCAATTTCATTATTTTCTCCGAATTCAGCATATACTTTCATAGCATCTGCGAATTGAACAACTGCACCAAGAATACCATGTCTTCCAATAAGAGCTTTGGACATCTTTTGCATTCTTCTCTTCTGCTTGCCTGATATTCCTTTTCCTTCTGGTTCGCCGTCTCCAAATTCGCTTTCAGATTTTCCAAATAATTTTTCGGTGAAATAGAGGAAACTTCCGATCATATTATCAACAACAACTGTTGCTTTAACCTTTTTCTTTATTTCGTTTCCTTTATCATCAAAATCAACATATCCAATTTCATTTGCTTCTCCAAATTCTGCATATAATTTCATTGCATCTGCAAATTGAATAACTGCAGAAAGAATACCCCTTTTTCCTGTAAGTGCTCTACCCATTTTTCGGATAGCTGCTGCTTTTTCTTTTGTAAGACCTTCGGTTGATTCTATAAGAGCTGTTAAAAAGGTGCTTATGGAATAAGCTATATTATCAGCAACCTTCGTGAGATTAACTTTTTCTCCGAATATTGGTTTACCGTCTTTATCATATCCTTCGATAATTCTCATATTTTCTAGTTCTGCAAATGCTGAAACAGCTTTTGCAAACATTGAAAGAGCTAAAGACACCGACATTAGGACGCCTACCCCTGCAAATATTTTAGCACTATTTTTGATGAAAGCAGCGACACCTTGAACCCCTGTTTTACCTTCCGAGAGGGAAGCTAATCCTCCAATAAATCCATCAATAGTTCCCCCTATAAGATGAGTTAAAATAGTTCCTATATCATCCCCAGCCAATTCTTTACCAACCCCAACTAGCTCTTTTAAGCTTAAAGCCATTACTATTAAGGCCCCGCCCATAAGCATCATTGTTATCGCTCCTGATTTTATAATGGTAGAAAACCCCGGAATTCCTAATATTCCAAATAAAGCTATAGCAGATAATATTATAATCCCCATCATCCCAAGACCACCTATTATGGCCCTTTTTCCTTCATCTTTTTCTTCTTTAGATTTTCCTACAGCACTTAATCCCCCTTGAGATAATAGTTTAGCAACTTCTGCCATTCCTAATATTGCTAAGCTTAAGACTGCTAGACCCGCTGTCATCCAGAGTATTGATATGAATCCTTTTTTAGTTACAGGTTCCATAAAACTAAGGATTGTAAACATTAGAGCCATTGCTGCAACGATACCAACCATTATGAGAAGGCTTTTAACAATACTTCCTCCAGATTCACTTCCGAGTATTTTTGGTAAAAAATGAAGGGTTAATGCAAAAGAAATGATTCCTAAACTTAATGCTACCATTCCCAATCCCATTTCTGCGATAGTTTTGGTTCCTGTCTTGACGAAACGATTTGCTAAAGCAAGCATTCCAAACATTACAAGAAGACCTAGAACAGTAACTCCTAAAAACATAAGAACATCTGTAGGTTTGGATAATCTTAAAATCATTGAAGTTAACAACAGCGATCCTGCAAATGCAAGTATTCCTAATCCGAGATAAGCAAAACTAAGGGAAATATCTTTAATAGGTTTAGCTATATCTTTTAGTGTTTTAGCAATTTTCTCAAATGTTTTTACAGCTCTATCTACTTTTCGAGTACTTCTCGTCTCCCCTTTCTCCTCCATGAATTCGTATAAGCTCTGTAGGGTGCCTAAAGCCATAGAGACTTGTCGCTGTTTTATTTTCCCTAAAGAATCCATGCCTTCGGCTAATTCGGGTAAACTTCGACCGAGTATACTTAGAGAATCTGCTACATTTTTTAAGCCTTTTCCGCTATTTTTAGTTTTATTTCCTATAGCAACAAATTGCTCCATAAAACTAAAGAAAGCTTTTATAGATTTTGGTTTGACCTTTCCAAATGATAAAAGAGCAGGTCCTAAATTCGATAGAGCTCCAATTTTATCTTTTACTTCTCCTCCTACTCCCCCAGCTGCAGGACCAGGTGATCCTTTACCCCTAGTGTTTGCTTCAATTTTTCCAAGGGTTTTAAGAATCCCGTATAATAGTTCGTTGGCCTGTAGCATTTATAACTAGATTTTATTTATATATCTCCACCAAATAAAAAAGGTGCTCGAAGTGAGCACCTTTAAAATCTAGGTTTAGGTATATTCGGTAAATTGATTTTTGGAACCTTAAATCCCCCATAATCAGCTTTTCTACTATCGGATTTCGGCTGTTTAATTTGGGCTTGTTTTTTAGCTTCCATCTCGTCCTTTTTATATCTTCTTTCCTCCTCTTTATTAAATTCTTCTAATTCCTGAAGAAGATACTCAATTTCATAAAACTCCATAGGCAAAAGATCCACAGGAGGAATATGAAATCTATTCGCAAAGATAAACTCGATCTTAAGCCAACTGTGAAAACGGATCTGAAATAAGGAAAATAGATTTAATCCCGCCCTGAAAGTTTAGCGGGATAACCCGCTCTCCTCCATTTTCATCTTTATATTTAAGAACCGGATTAATAGCTTCTGCAAATATCTTTTTAACCTCAGTCAATAAAGAAATTTCTACTGCAGACCAGTTATTAGACTCCATAACATATCTCTCGTAAGATGCATCATTTAATCCTCTCCAATCCCCAATGATAAACGGAGCAAAACTTATAAAGTCCTCATCAAATGGTTCCCCTGCTTGTCTTTTTCTATTAATATATTGTTTCAACCAGTTTGTAACTCCTGTAGCTGGGAGATGAACTCTTAGTTTTTTTCCATTTTTAAATGTTAAGAGGATACATCTTTCTTCGGGAGAATAATATTTCATAATTCTATCATCAAATGTGATATAATTAACCATATCTTTTACAACATCAATTTTTGCTGTTTCAGAAACTTTTACTTGGAGTTTATTTTCCCCCTTTACAAAGGTTCTTTCTCGAATAGCAAGAATAACATAAAAACGATCTACTTCTTTTAGATCTCTCCATGATGCAAAAGCATTGTTAGGATATTTAATATTGCAACATCTTTCGAGAACATAATTAAGCATGTCATCTAAAAGGAAGAGATCATCTTCATTTAGAGTTGACCAGTGTCTTATTTCTGAGGCTGTTGCCGAGCGAATAACTACTTCTGCTCCTTCTGGATAAAATAATCCCTGAGTAGGAAGATCGGTTATCTTTAGTCTTTCCCATCCTAATTCATTTTGAGGGTCTCTTGATTGAGCCATCGGAATTGGAGTAATTCCGCCTGGGATAGGACTTATTGGAGGACCTACTTGTCCTTCTTTTTGTTCAACAAATTCTTTTAATTTTTCTTCATTAATTTCTGGCATAGTTATAGAATTTTATACGATTTATCTATATATTATTATACACCAAAAAACCTGATAGTTTTAAACAAAAAAAGAGGGTTTTAACCCTCTTGATATGTAATATCCATTGCTTTTTTAAAAATTCTTTCGATTGAAGCTCGATCCAAATCAGTATAATTCTTTGTATCTGTAATTAATTCTAAAAAATAATCCATTAGTTCCTCTTCAACCCCAAATTCATTCTCATTTTTTTCAACACCTTCTTTCTCAAAGTTTTCTTTCCCAGCTTGATACATAACATCCCGAATTTCTGGCGGAACTCTTTCATCGTCTTCTGGCCATGAAGGTACCCCAGCCTTTAATTCATTTAGCTCTTCGAGATTTTCGCAAATAAGTTTTTTCATGTTATTTCTTTTTCTTATCTGTTACTCTTTTAGGGGGTTTCTTTTCGCCTCTTAGAATTTTAAAATCATTACCGGTGATTTTTTTATTTTCATCGGCATCTATTTTATGTTGTTTTCCTTTAAGTCTTTCAGAAAGTTCTTCAAGGCTTTCAGCTACTAGTTTTACTACTGCCATAATCTTTAGATTTATATTAAACTATTGTTTCATCCCATGAATCGCAAGCAAGTGTATAACCTTCGATCCTATAAATTTCCTCGCTCATGTAATTTATTTCAGGCACATTGAGAGGAGTTATTGGGAATACATTGTAAAGTTTCCACTGCCAATAAGGATTATTAGCTCTATCATAAAGGGTAATTAATGCCCAAGGAGCTACATAATCAGCTTTGATACCAGTTCTTCCGGTTAAAGGATCATAAACTAAGTCATTCCATTTTCTGAGGGTTTTAAGAACATAAGCACTTGGAGTACGATTTAAGTTCACTTCAAAAGAGAGAGCAACGTCCATCGTAGTCTTGTCAGGCTTAGCTCCAGCAAATCTCCTGGTTGCCCATTTATACTGCTGAGAAACAGGAGTTGTTGGGAATGAATTGGATTCCAATCCACCTATACTTATAATATTTTCAAGTAGAAGATTCGTATTCTCTTCTGTAGAGCCAACACCAACTGGAAGGGAGATCTGAACTGTAAATAAGTTCAAATATAGCGGTTCATAGAGTTCTTGTGCTGCTCTTGAACTTCTCCAGTGAGGCATTCCGAATGTTCCTTGACTTTTGAAATTTTCAGCCATATCGCGTTACTTTTATTTTATATATTCTCCATTAAAGTGAGCTAAAGCTACCTGAGCTAGATCCACCAGTTTTGTATACTGTAATTCTCTGGATAATTTTCTCCATACCCTTAGTAATCCAAACTCCAATGTCGATAATTGCAAGACCTTCATCAACGATATCTGGAGTATTATTCGATTCATCCATCGTAATCTGGTAATTAATAAGAGCTCCTGCATCTTTCATTGATTCAAGAATAGGAGTTACTGCATTTATGATAGTAAGACGAGTTACTGGGTTATTAAAATCGAATACGTAATTCTTAAGGACTTCTTCAACCTGTAGTTCAATTGTGTTAAGAAGCTCTCTCACATGTAAGTAGTTGAAATCGCTCTTTACAGTCTGATAAGCCGTTCTATTTGCATAGATAAGAACTTCACCTGTTGATGTTCTCTCAATAATTGAGTTATATCCAAATGGTTCTAGGTAGCTTCTATCTTCTTTGTCGAGCATATATTCTACACCTGCAAGATTAGGATTAGAAATGATACCATTTTTATTAGCTACAATAGCGTATGGATCTCCTCCTAAGAATTTCCTTACAAAGCTATTTGAAATATCAGCAGCTGGTGGAACAAGGATAACTTTATCATTCTCAGTATATTTTAAGAATGGTCCGAATACACCGGTGAACTTTGATCCATTGTCTTCATCAGGAAGAGTAAATCTGAAGCTTCTTGGCATATCAGGATTACCTCCTACTGGAATGTACTCCGTACTGAAAATTGGTTTTGGATCAACTCCGCTAACGAATACGTCGCAGAAGTAAGGATCCTGACTTGTTGCAAATTGAGTCATTGAAGGAGCACTAATAATAGCAGTAGTTTTACCTCTCTTCTTAGCAAGTCTGGAAAGATAAACTTTACCTCCCAAATTAGGTCTAAGACCATAAGCCATTGTGTCAACAACATATCTGAAGTTGATCATATCTGGATTAACTAATCCTCTGATAATT